AGTAAATGTGGCTAAACCATTTCCAGTTACCCTTGAAGCTCCAGAAACATTTAATGTGCTTCCATCAAAAGTAAGATTACCTTCAGCAGTAATAGCACTTGTACCTGTTCCAGTTAATACTGAATTATCTGTTAAAGAAGTAGCACCAGTACCACCTTTATTAACAGCTAAAGTTCCTGACAAGTCTGCAATAGTTCCTGACAAATCTCCAAGAGCTAAACTTGCTCCTACGTTAGAAGGAGATATAAATTTAGGGCTAGTGCCATCAAATATTAAAAAACTGTCTGTAGAAGCCATCTGTTCAGCTAATTCTGTACTTGGTTTAGCCACATTTACTGTGACAGTATCAGTAGCACCAACAGTAGTTGAAATACCTGTTCCTCCAGCTATATCAAGTATATTGCCACTAGCTATACCTTGATTACTACCACTATCAGCTGTAACTGTAAAGCTATAAGTAGAAGCTGAAATCTTAAAATCTATTCTGTCATCTATAGCACCAGCTGTCATAAGATTAGCATCGCTATCTACAAAAGTTTCTCCAGTAACAAGTTTTACGCCAGCACCTATTTGGTCAATATCATCTATTTCGCTTTTTTGTGCTAAAGTACCTAGTCCTAAATTATTTCTTGCAGTTCCTGCATTTGCTAAATCTGATAAGTTATTAGATGTTAAAAGATTAAGACTTGCACTTCCTTCTAAGTTGGCTACTAATGTTCCAGCAGTTATAGTTAGATTACCAGTAGCACTTGGTGTTGAGGTAGTTGTACCTAAAGTAAATTTATCTTCAGATTCATCCCATATAATTGCTGCATTATTTCCAGCACTACCTCTTTCTATAATTAATCCTGAATCATTTGTATTATTAGATACCCCACGATTTAATCCAATAATATTATCTGATACATCTAAATTGGTTTGATTGACTGTAGTTGTTGTACCATTGACTTGTAAATCTCCAGTAACAGTAGCATTTCCAGTAACACTCAATGTTCCAATTTCTGTTGTTGATGTTCCTGCATCTACTTTAAATACTGTTGTACCACTATCATCTTTTATAAGTGTATTTCTATCTTCTCCACTATTATTAAGAATAATTTGATTTGAATTAATTGCTACTTGAAACGCTCCATTTTGTTTTAAATAAAAAGCATTATCAGTATTTGTTCCGATAGCAGATAAAGTATCGGTTGCTCTCCAGTCAGCTGTAACATTGTTTGTAGTGTCTTTTATTCTAAGAATTGGCGTAGAAGCATCATCAAAATTTACATCTCCTGTAAAAGTAGGACTTGCTATAGTTTTGTTTGTTAAAGTCTGTGTGCCTGTAAGGGTAGCTACTGTAGAATCAATACTTAAGGTTACTGGACCAGATACGCCACCGCCAGAAAGTCCAGTTCCAGCAGATACAGCGGTAATATCTCCTGCTGCAGAACCTCCAGATGATACAACAGTAGTGGTAGATTCTTGTTTGGTGTTTTGTTCTTTATATATAGTCTCATATACAACACCATTTCTTTTTTCTTGTTTGACTAGATTGCCTTTTTCTAAGAAAGATATTGTCTCTCCTTCTCTTATGGTAGTCCTAGATGGTCGTACCTTAAAGAAAGAGTCAATGTTATTTACATTGTGCTTTCCTGAACCTGGCATTATGACGCTCTCTTGTATTTTTCTCTGTATTCTATTGTTATATCGTTAATAGATATAGTTTCTGATGCTTCGTCTGTTAATTCAAAAGCTATTGACTCACAATCTACATTTAATGTATATACTAATGTCGTATAAGTGCTAGAGTTTGGTATTGCTGTAGCAGCATTACCAAATGTTGTGCTACCATTTAAAGCATACTTTAATGTTAAAGTATTACCAGCAGCTCCTGCTCCTCCATCATCTTTAGCTGTTATATAAACTTTATAAACTTTTTTAACTTTACCTGGACTACCAAAATCTATATCTTTAGTTTTTAAATCTATTTGGTTTGTACCAGGATTGCCAGAAAGAAACTCCACTGTTTTATTGTTTCCTGAGCTAGCATATTCTATAAAATATAAACCTTGTGATGTTTGCATAAAATTAGACATACCATTAGACATAGATTTTGTAATAGACCAAGCTTGTGAAGGAAAATCATAAACTAATAAATCATCAGTTCCAGATGTATCTTGACATACAACTAATTGTTTATGTCTTGGATTGTATCCTATTGCTCCTCTTTTGCTTGAGTTTGTTCTAAATGTTTTGTCATTTAAAAGTGAAGACAATTCTTTTGGAGGACTAGAACCATCAAATATATATACACCATCTTGATTTACCCAACATATACCAAAAGGTGTACTCACTACTGATTCTTGAGTAAAACATCCTACTCCATTATATTCTGCTTCTAAATACCAACCAGCATCTGATGTAGATGAAACATTTATAACATAAAGTTTCTTTTGTTTAAAAGCTAATAATCTATTTCCTAAACTATGCAAAGCAGAGAAAGAGTCTCCATCATTAATACCTATATCTAAAAAGTAAGAATCTGGGAATGTAGCAAATTTATTAACAGGACTATAATATATTCTGTCATCAAAAACTACATCATCTTTTCTAACATTTCCAATCCATG